CCCAACCCTGGCCGAGGCCCGAACGGATCGCATGCTGACAGACGCCTACGCCTCCGGCCTCGCCGACGAGCGCGAGCAGTGGGTACCTCTGGCGAACCTGCTGCGAGCGGCGTTCCACGGCAAGCAGGACGAGGGGTCGGTGACGCTGTCGCTGGCCGAGGTGCTGTCGATTTCGGTTGCGCTTGAGCGCGCACAAGGAGGCTGACATGAGCGAACGGAACTCTGAGCGGGCGGCTTTCGAGGTGTGGCTCTACGCCACCCTTCCATCTGGGGATTGCGAGTCCGTGCAGCAGCAATGGCTTGAGAGTGATGAGCGTGCGAATTGGCTAGCGGAGCAGTTCGTCGCCGCCATGCAACCCTGGCACGGCGGCCCTCGCCCCGTTGGCCGAGACGAGCAAGTCAAGTACCGCACCCGCGACGGCTTGACCGGCCAGGCCGCCGCCAAAAGCCTGACCTGGACGCACAACGGCGGCGCGGGCGACATCGTGGCTTACGAGGCCGTCGACGGCACCGCCTCAATGATCGCTCGCGACTCCATCGCCCTGGCCAAGAGCGGCGCGATGGGCACTCCCCGCGCGGCGCCGCTGCGTGATCCGTGGCCGGTGGCTGGGTTCACGCACAGGCTCGGAGGGTGGCAGCCGTGAAGCGCACCGACGCCGCCCTGACGCTGCTGGCCGCGCTTCTGATCCTCTTCTCAACGCTGGTTCTCCCGGGCCTGGTGCCGAGGTTCCTATGAACGCCGCCCAATCCTTCGACCGCGCCCAGTGGCTGATCGTGCCGCTGTCCGTCGTCGCCTTCATCGTGATTGTCTTCTGCTGAGGTGCGCCATGAGCATGACCCGCCGAATCACCGAGTGCGACCTGAACAAGCTGCGCTCCGAGCACGACGCCTATGAGGCACTGGCACGGCAATGCGCCAAGGCTCGAGTGCCGTCGCATCTGCGTCTGGCCGAATTGCCCGGCTGCCGCGGCGATTCCTGTCGCCAGGGCCGCGTGGCGTGCCGAGAGAACTGCAATCCGCCGGAGATGGCGTGCACCGCGGGCGAGGAGCCAGATCTGCCCGGGCCGTCCACCTGGAAGCGCGTGGTGCTCAGTTGGATAAGGCTGTGCGCGAGCTTTCGACTGAACTGACTTCATTGCCCGACGCCTGCGCGGGCTTCACCGCAGGCCGACAACGAACCAAGGAGCCTGAATTGGCTTTCGATCTCACCAGCATCAAGCGCGGCCAGGACATTCGCCCGCCTCGCATCTTCATCTTCGGAGTCGAGGGCATCGGCAAGTCCACCTTCGCCGCCGGCGCGCCATCCCCCATCTTTCTGCAGTCAGAGGATGGGCAGGGTTCGCTCGACATCGCACGCTTCCCGATGGTCGAGTCGATCGACAACGTCCGCGAAGCGATCGGCACGCTGTACCAGGAGGCGCACGACTTTGGAACTCTGGTGCTCGACTCAGCGGATTGGCTCGAGCAGATCATCGCTCGCGAGATCGAAGCCAAGCACGACGCCAAGGAACTGGCCTACGGCAAGGGTGCCCTGAAGCAGGCCGAGATCTGGCAGGAACTGCTGGCCGGCTTCAACGCGTTGCGCAACGACAAGGGCATGTCGATCATCCTGATCGGCCACTGCCAGATCAAGCGCTTCGACTCGCCCGAGACCGAGCCGTACGACCGCTATACGCCGAAGCTGCAGGAGCGCTCCAACGCACTGGTTCGTGAGTGGGCCGATGCGGTGTTGTTCGCCAACTACCGCACTGTCGTCAAGAAGTCCGAAGTCGGCTTCAACAAGGAAGTTGCCCGCGGCATCACCACCGGCGAGCGGCTGCTCTACACGACCGAGAAGCCGGCCTACATGGCGAAGAACCGCTATGCGCTGCCCGACAGCTTGCCGCTGTCCTGGGACGCGCTGGCGGACGCGATTGCGGGCCGCGTACAGCCCGCCGAACTCCAAGCCGCCTGACGCGGCCGAAAGGAAACCATCACCATGGCATCGCTGCAATCCATCATCCCCGGCGGCTTCAACTCCGCCGCCGTCGAACCCTCCGCACCGCGAGACGGCGAACCACTGCCCGCCGGGCTCTATACCGTTGAGATCACAGGCGCCGACATCAAGCCGCTGAAGAAGGGCAACGGCACGGGCCTGAACCTGGAGTTCACCGTCATCGACGGCCCGCACAGCAAGCGCAAGGTCTGGTCGTTCCTGTGCATCCAGCATGAGAACTCGCAGACCGAGCAGATCGCGCAGTCGCAACTGTCAGCCATCTGCCGCGCCGTCGGCATCGCACAGCTCAACGACACGGACGAATTGTTCCAGCGCGTGCTGTGCGTGCGCACGAAGATCCGGTCGGCCGAGAACGGCTATGACGCGAAAGCCGAGGTGACGAGCTACGAGCCGGCCGGTGCGCAGCCGACGAAGCCGGCAGCACCAGCTGCTGCGCCGGCGCAGACCAAGCCCACTCCACCCTGGCAGAAGCGGGCCGCCTGATCATGGCCGCCATCCCCCAGCGTCAGAACGGCACCGCGCAGGCCATCTACGACCTGCACGCGCGCCGCGCGGCCGCCGAGTCGCCTCGCGGCTATCTCGGCTGGTCCGAGATCGGCACCGAGTGCGATCGCGCGCTCTGGTACAGCTGGCGCTGGGTCGGCAGCCGCGGTTTCAACGGCCAGTTGGCCAGGCTGTTCGACACCGGGCACCGCGAAGAGGCCCGGCTGTTGTCCGAACTGCGCGCGCTCGGGTACGAGGTGCACGACCGCGACGAGCGCGGCAACCAGTTCGGCGTGCTCTCGCACGGCGGGCACTTCCGCGGCCACTGCGATGCGGTTGTGCGCGGGCTGCCCGAGGCGCCGAAGACGTGGCACCTGGTCGACGTGAAGACCATCAAGTCGAAGAAGTTCGACGAACTGCTCAAGAAGGGCATGCGCGCGATGTACCCGAAGTACTGGGCCCAGGGCCAGGGCTACATGGGCCACCTTCAGCTCGAACGCGCCGCGTTCATCTTCGTCTGCAAGGACGACGAACGGATCCACGTCGAGCGGTTCGAGTTCGAGCGAGCCGAGTTCGAGAAGTACGAGGCGCGCGCGCTGCGCATCATCCAGGCCACCGAGCCGCCGCTGAAGTTGTCCGAGGACCCGGCATCGTTCGCCTGCAAGTTCTGCGACTTCCATGCCGTGTGCCACGGTGGAGAAGTGCCCGCGGTGAACTGCCGCACCTGCTTGAGCTCGACGCCGGTGATGCTCGGCGATACCGGCGCATGGTCGTGCGAGCGCGGCTGCGTGCACGTGCGCAATCCGCGCGAGGCGCACGAGTGCCACCGGTTCATCCCGCCGCTGCTGGCCGCTCACGGCACGCCAGTGGATGCTGATGACGACAGCGTGACGTATGAAGCCGCGGGCGGCGTGAAGTTCGTCAACGGGCCGGCGCCTGGGTTCTCGAGCGTCGAGATCCGCACGAATCCGACTGCGCTCGTCGACCCGACCGTGCAGCACATCAAGGCCACGGTTTCTACCGCGAAGGTGATCGGATGACCACCAAGTCAATGCAGACGCTGCAGCAGTTGTGGAAGCCAACGTCCGAAGCAGCGGCCGGCTGCACGCTGCAGCAGTTGCAAGTTCAGCGCGATGCGCTGCGCCAGGCACTTGCACGGCTGGACGCCATCAAGCCGTGCTGCGCGTCGTGTCAGCAGTTCGACCTGGGCACGTGCAAGCAGCACGGCGAGATCCCGAATGAGTTTCAGACGGTAGAGGGCGAGTGCCCTGATTGGCGGTACGACGCCATTCCGTTTTGAGTTCCGGCCCCGCCAACGCGAGCACCAGACGGCGCAGCCTCTCTCCTCCCTAGCTGCACGAAGCCTTTATCTGGTGACTGGGCCTTTTTCTTTGGAGCAAACATGCGCGTGTTCCTGCTGATGAAACACCCACCTCGCCCATCCAATTCGCTGGGCGTTCCGAAGGTCGGCGAGGTGCTCGGCGCCTATCTCGACAGGTCCATCCCTGATCGACTTGCCGAGGAGAAGAACACGCGCCAGTCGTACTACACGTACGCGGTCCACACGAAGCAGGTGAAGGAGCAACGATGACCACCCCCACACCCAAGCCGCTGGCGCTGGAGCTGGCCGAACTGATGGAAACGTTCAGCCCGGCGCCGAATCTGCAGACGCGCAGTGAAGCCGCCGCCGAGCTGCGCCGGCAGCACCAGGCGATTGTGGAGTTGCGCGAGGCGCTACGTGATCTGCTCAGCGACACACAGCACTCCGAGCACCACTGCGGCGACGAGCAATGGTGCCCGGTGCTCAAGGCCCGCGCCACCCTCACCAAGCAGGAGACCTGACATGGACGAACTTCGAGCCGCTGCGGAGAAGGCGCTGGATTCCATCATGGACTTCCGCCACGAGCGAGAGGGGATGGTTCGCGGCGGACGCTACATCAACAAGGATGACGCGCTCGCGGCCGTCCGCGCCGCCCTCTCCGACGCAGCCGCATCGGGTGGGCGGCCCGCGCCGACAGAGCCCGTCACGATGCCGCCCTATTGGTCGGTCGAGGTGCACGCCGATGGCGACAAGCTGGTGAGCATCGGAGACAACTGGCTCAGCGGCGAGCGAGCGCTGGAGGAGGCCGACGAGCGGGCCATTCTTGGCGCGGCACAGCACCTGCTGGCCTTCATAGGGTACGGGCTGCCGTCGTGCCAGTTCAACCCGGATGAATCCGAGCCGTCATCCGAAGAGAAATCCACCATGGAACCAAACGAACAGACCGCACCACAACTCGTCGTTTTCTCGTGCGCGAACGCGGCCGAAGGGACTGGTCGGTGCTGTCGCTGGTGCGGCGATTCTGAAAAGTGCGTTGCGGCGCTGAAGAACGACCCGACCCCCGCACCCCCTCAAGCATCCTCCCCCTCCGAGCGCCAGGAGGCACAGCCCGCATGGCAAGGCGAAGAATGGGAACGCCTCGCCTGGGAGCTTTGCGCCCGTGAGCACGGCGAGGATGCGTGCAACGACCTGCTGTGGGAAGGCGGCCCGATTCCGCAGCCTTGGGGTGATCGCTGGCTGAAGTACGAGGGCGAGGCGAAACAGATGATCGCACTCGTCCGGCAGTTCGCTCCGGCGCGGGCCGAGCGCCAGGAGGCGGCAGCCGCAGGGCAGGGGGAGCGACTTCTGCGCGTGACGGAGCTCGCGCTTAGCCGGTTCATGATGGCGTCATACGCTCGCGCCGAGGCTGCGGCGCAAGACAAGGCAGGGGTTCACTTCAAAGCTGGTGACGCCGAAGCGTTTCTGCGCGATGCGCGCGACGCCGAAGAAGCGTTGGCCCGCGCCTCCCTGCCAGCGTCGCCGAGCCAGGGGAAGACCGCCGCAGCGCGTGACGTGCTGGCCGAACGCCAACGGCAGATCAGCGTCGAGGGATGGACGCCTGAGCACGACGACGAGCACCGCGAGGGCGAGCTGGCCCTGGCTGCGGCTGGGTATGCAGTCGCCGCGTCAGATCACATTCAGGCCGTGGCTCACGAATTCGATGCCCACGGCGAGCCAACGATGGCGGATGCCGTTACGCGTCCGTCGCATGCGCCATGGCCACACGGGTGGGAATTCAAAGCGGCACCGGCTCGGCGGCTTCTCGTCAAGGCAGGCGCACTGATCCTCGGCGAGATCGAGCGACTGGATCGCGCTGCACCGTCTCAGCCAGCACAGGGGGACGCATGAGCACCGCTGCAATGGTCAACGTCTTTCTGTGGCTCGGCCTGATCGTCTCCGGCTTGCTCTTGTGCGCTGGCTACTACCTGCTCGGGATGCTCGGCGCCGCGACCTACGGACGCCTGAGGCGCGTCTATCAACTCAGCGTTATCTCGTACTGGCTTCAGCGCTTGGAGCGTGAAGGGGTGCGCTGCTTTCCGAAAGCAAGGGACAAAGCCGCTGACGCCGCCATCGCCAAGGCCACAGGAGACTCGCAATGAGCACGAAGCCCCGCCCCATCGACATCCGCGCAGCCGTCGAGCAGGCCAAGCGCGAATGGGCGGCCTACCCTGACTGGATGAAGCGCGTGGCCGTGTTGCGCTATCCGACGCTGAAGGAGACTCGCAATGACAACGATCGCTGATCAACTGGCGCAGGACGTGAAGAACAGCTTGTGCATCGACGGCAGCATCAACGGCGTGCTCGATGCCATCATGCAGACGAATTCGCCGGACGCGATGATGGCGCTGCTGACGGGGCTTGCGCATCAAGCCGTGGACCGGGCCCTCGCCGCCTACCGCCAATCCACTACGCCGGCCCAGGCGACGGTCACATGCTACGTCTCTGCGGCTGGAACCCCGCCAGATGCAGTGGGCCTACGCTTGAACGAGAAAGCCGAGTGGGTGGCGACTCCGGCCCAGACGCAGGCCGCAGCTCTGTACGAAGCCATCAAGCATGGCGACGACGCCCATAAGGCGTGGCTGCGCGAAGCTGTTGCGGCTTGGTTCAACGGGCAACCGGTGCCGCCGCCTGTGATGTCGGCCCAGGCGCCAGCGCATGTGCCTTGTGGGTGCGCCAACGTTGGCCAGTGTGACGGGTCCTGTGCGCCTTACGTCGGTGGGGGCGGCGTTGGACTGGTTCAGGCGCCAGCGCAGGCAGCGGAGCCCTCATTGGCATTTCAATACCGGCGCGAGCGGGTTGCAAAGGAGATGGCGAAGGTATATGAAGCGTTCGCCCCTCACCCCCCGGAGCCCGCCGCCAAGCTGAAGCAGCGCGGATTCCTCCTGGAGTGGCCGACTGCGCGTGGTCGAGAAACGATCTGGAGCGAGACAGACTCGGCTGCGAAGGCTATCGGGTGCCCATGCGAGCCGGTGTACGCGATCGACGGCTCGGAGCCGGCCACCACGGGGCGGAGGCCCATCTCGGACACGAGGCTGCTCAATGGCTGGCTGGACATTGGCGAATCTGGCGAAGAAGCGTTCCGCGCTTTCAAGGCCGGCGTTCGCTTCGCCGAGAAGTCCCACCACATTGCCCCCACTGGCAGCGCAGCACCCACCGGGGGTGAGCATGGCTGATTCCTCTGTGCCGCTGCCGGAGCCGCTGGTGATGGTGAACCGGTACGGGCATGCCGCGTCGACGGCAGACGGCGACGGCGGTCTCTTCACCGCCGCCCAGCTCCTCGCCTACGGAGACAGGAGAGCTGCGGAGGAGAGGGCGAGGTGCCTTGCCGAAGTCGAGTGCGGTCTATGGATCGACATGACGACCGCAGAGATTCTCGACAGCATCGCAGACGCAATTCGCAAAGGAGCCTGACATGCTGACCACCAAGGAAGCGATGGAGGCGCTGGAGCGCTTCGACGCTGACGCCGCCATTGATCCGCGAGATGCCGGTGCCGTCTCCACCCTGCGCCAGTTCATCGAGGAGGCCGGGCGGGATGCGGAGCGGTGGCGCCACGCGCGTGGATGCATTCGCATGGATAACTTCGGTGGCTATGTCGTGCACCCAGACGATCCAGCGGAGTTCAATGGAATCGTTGCTCAGCGATTCGAGCGTGAGATCGATGCCGCCCGCGCATCACAGCCTGGACAGGAGGGGTGATGGTCAAGCGCTTCCGCTGGACCCGCAAGACGTACCGGCATGCCGACCATCTGAATCGGCTGCTGGCGCGCTACATGGACCTTCCAGACCATCCACCGGCCATCGTGCGTCGCTACTGGGAGTTGTGGCAGCGCCACCCCCAGCGCGAGGACCCGCTCAGGTTCCACATCCCGCCGCACGTTCGGCTTGCAGCAAGGCGCGACGATGACATTCCGTTCTAGGACCGACCCCATGCCAGACGCTACGCTGATCCAGCGCCTCAATGATGAGGCCGACCTTTGCCGCAATGAAGGCGCAGCCGACATCGCTTCGCTACTGGATGAGGCGCGAGCAGCCATCGAAGAGGCGGTGAAGCTACCGAAGGATCCGCCGCCTGGCCTGCTGATGAGCATGGCGCTTCGATACGACCACGCACTCGGTTGCCCAGGCTATTACGACGAGGTGAACAGGCTCGGCGGATCGCTCGGTTTCAGCACCGGCGCCAGCCACTCGCAACGCCTCGAAAGCACGCTGCGCCAGATGCGCCAACTGTACGAGGAAGTCAGCGGCCACGGCTTCTACCGCCCTGAGCGTGAAGCCGAGTATGTGGCAATGCTGACTGCCGCCGCCCCGCCCGCAGATGCGGCATCGAAGAGGGGGGAGTGATGGACAACCCTATCGCAGCAGACGCCGCCCTCATTGTCGAGATCATGGAGCGGCGGGGCGCTCAGTTCGTCGCCTACATCGCCCTGGCCTGGGCCTCCGGTGGGAGAGATCGCGCAGCCCATGAGGCCAAGTTGGCGGAAGCGGATGTGCGCATGGTTGAGCGCGCCGCGCGCGACGTTGATGCGGCCGTGGCCGCGACTAGTTCGCCGCAGGGAGCCCAGTAGCCGTGAGCCAGAACCTGAGCCCTGCCGAGATTGCCGGCCGAGGATGAGCCAAATGCCGAAGTTCGATCTTTACCACTATCAGATAGTGCGCAGCTCTGCCAAGCCTTTGAGCGCGAGAGTCTTGCGTGAGTTGGAGCGGTTGCGTCTACGTGTTCCGGAGGAGAGGCGCCCGCCATGCATGCTCACTGCCGATGAGATCGAGATCGCGACGAAACGCAGGCGGCGAACAAGAATGGCGCCGTGGGCCGATGTGACAGCGATCAAAGCAATCTACGCCGAGGCCAAGAGGCTAACGATGGAAACGGGCGTTCAACATCACGTCGATCACATCATTCCTCTGCAGGGGACATACGTTTCAGGGCTCCATGTGGAAACAAACCTGCAGGTTCTCCCGGCGCGCGAGAACGTCCGCAAGTTCAACTGTTTCGAGCCATGCTGACCCCTGCTGAACTCGCCGCCCACCTCCGCGTGAGCGAGCGCACCGTCGCGCGCATGGTGCTCGATGGCTGCCCGAGTATCCTTGTCGGCCGCAGGCGCCGATTCGACCTTGCCCAGGTCATGACCTGGACCGCCCAACAAGCATGCCTACCCGACAGGATTCCGAAGGCCGCTGGCACGCAGAAGCTTGCGTCCGCCGCCGCCGACTTCACCGACGCTTACCGCCGGGCAGCACTGCGCGTGACGCCAAGCGAGTCGAAGCTGAGTTGATCCGGGCGCTGCACGCCGCAGCCCCTGCCAAGACCGTCCATATCCCCGGCGACCCGCCGCTGATCGATCTCCTGGCGGACTACGCCGACCGGCACGCCAAGAGTCTGCGTAGCCCGGACACCGCCAAGCACCACGCCGCACGGATCGGCCGGTGGTGCGAAGGCAAGCGCGCCAGCGACACCCGCCAGGTCGTCTCTGCCATCGTGCAGGACATGACCGGCCACTACGCCGCCGGCACCATCAATCGCAGCCTCGGAACGCTGAGCGCCGCCCTGCGCATGGCCTGGGAGCGCGGCGACGTGACGCAGGACTACTCCGGCCTGGTCAAGCGCCTGCCCGAGCGCAACGCACGCACGACGAGCCTCGACATGGAGCAGGTTCAGGCCATCGCCGAAAAGGCAAGCCCGCAGGTCCGCGCGGCCATCTGGATCAGCCTGCTAACCGGCTGCCGCCGCGGCGAGGTGCTGGCCATCACGCGGGACATGATCCGGGCCGACACCATCCTGCTGCCGGCCGGCGCGACCAAGACCGTGCGAGCTCGCGAGGTGCCGATCATTGCCCCGCTCCGCCCCTGGCTGGAGCAGATCCCGCTGACGATCACCTACGAAGGGGTCAAATCGGGCTTCAGGCGAGCTCGCGTGGCCGCCGGGATGCCGGAGGTCACCTTCCACGACTTGCGCCGCTCTTGCGGGACGATGCTGATTCGCCAGGGCGTGCCGCTGCACATCGTCAGCCGCATCCTTGGGCACACGAGTTCGGCGGTGACAGAGCGGGTGTATGCGCACCTGAGCGGCGATCAGGTCGCCGCCGGGCTGCGGGCGCTGGAGGGATTACACCAAGCCCTTACACCGGATCAACGAGGGGGCCTTGATGAGGCCGCCTAAGTCGTTGATTTTACTTGGTGGGCGGTGCAGGGTTCGAACCTGCGACCCCTGCCGTGTGAAGAACGTGTCAGACACGGCGTCGCCTCGTACGAACGCAGGCAGCGGCTGCGCATTTCGGCCACTGGCGGTCAGTGGTTTCCACCCAGATTTACACCGCTCCCGCGCGTATGCTTCCCAGCATGAAGCGCGTCGAAACCTACCGCTGGCGCATCCAATGGCTCGGCCGCTGGACCACCACGCGGCACCACGCCAGCGAGGAAGACATGAAGATCGAGCACCCCGAGGCCACGCCAGTGCCGGGCACGCTGATCGTGCGCGAGGTGCCGGAGACGGCAGAGGAGTACGCCCAGCAGGCGGCGCGGATCAGCTTCGGCCAGGTCGCTACGCCGGCTCCCGGCATGCCAGGCCGTCAGGACAAGGGCGGCGGCTCATACGGGTCCTCTTCGGCGTAGAGCTCGCTCCACTGCACTGCCCCGGCTGGGTTGCAGGCGCACCGCACACCCTCGGCGCCGCAGCCATCGTGGCCCCAGGGCTGGCCAGGATGTTCGGCGCACAGCCAGCCTGGCTCTTGCGACAGGTGGCACTGGGGACACATCGTCAGCGCTTCTTGGCGTCCAGGATCCTATGCACCGCGGCCTCGGCTTGAATCTTGGCGCTCAGGTGCGCGTCCCGTTCGCTTGGCGAGACCCGCACCACAGCCTGGAACATGCCGTCGTCGATGCGGTAGTAGCCGCGCCAGCGGTCGCCAACCTGGCGCGCCTCGGTGCTGATGCGGTGGCCGCGGTGCTCGTGGTGCTCCATGAAGAGCGCCGGGCAAGCTACGTTCCGCCGGCCAGGGCCCTACGAGCCTTCGCCAAGCCGCCGTTGGATGTCGCACCGCAGCGCTCGCGCAGTGGTTCGCGCGCGTTCAGCCGGCCCTCCAACTCGACCGTGACGAGCTCGACGAACTCCATCATGCCGAGCTGGACGTGCGAGTCACTGCCTGGCATCCGAGGGTGCGCGATGACGGCCTGGCAGAACAAGTCCTCGACGGTCTGGGGGTCCAGCCGATCGAGGGCCAGCCAGCGCATCAGCGGTCCAGCCGGCCGCCGTCTTGCGCGACATCGCCGCCCTGGCAGCGCTCCAGCGCGGCCCTCAGTTCGTCGGCTCGGGCAGCGAGCCCGACAAGAAACGTTGCATCTGGTCTTGAAAGCTCTCGCCCAGAGGCGCCCGCACAGGCTTGGGCTGCACCACCGGAGGCGGGCACAGCGGGACGCTCGGCGCGGTCGCGCAGGCCTGCAAGAGCAGTGTCGCGCTGGCGGCCAACAGTGCGGAGGCGGTCTTCATAGGTTTCCTGTCGCTGGCTTGTTTCGATACGCAGCTGCTCGAGCTGCTCGGCGTAGTCGGACAGCCGGTCGGCGTAGTCCTTCTGCTGCCGCAGCTGCTGGGCGTCCCATTCGGACTTGAGCTCGCCGTAGCCGCGGTGATGGCCCCAGGCGTAAGCCCCGCCGACCACCAGGCCGACGCAGGCGAACCAGCCGACCACGCGCCAGGCGGCCAGCGCAGGGGCAGTCATGAGGGGCGTGATCATGAAAACATGCCCCCTGCGTACTGGTATGCGAGCAGTAGGTCGTGATAGTTGTTCTCATGCTGCCCGTAGCCAGCGCCCGGCAGACTTGCCCAGATGTTCTTCACCTTGGCGATGGCTTGGCTGATGCGCCCGGCATCGATGTCGTCCAATGCCCGACGCTCCCGGATCTGCTGCAGGGCAATCAGGTCCTGGGACTGCGGGGCGAAGTCAGGCAGGCCCAGCTGCCGCCTGTAGGCATCGAAGTAGCGGGCCAGCAGCTGGTAGCGGCCGGCTGCGGTGCTCTTGAGCCCGTTGCCGAGATCCACCAGGATGCGCGGATGGTCGGCGTAGCCGTCAAAGAGCTTCGGGGCCGCTGGCGTGCTGCCGACGATCACGTCGTAGCCGTTGTCGCTGGCCGCTAGCAACCGCGGGCCAATCTCGCTGAACGCAATCATGTCGAGGAAAGCTCCCCGGTTGCCGTCCTGTGAGTTGCGCGACACGGCGTTCACTCCTTCGGGCGCCCCGCCCACGGGAACCGATGAACCATTCCGGCAGGCTCGCGAGGTCTGAGCCAGTCGTTCAGCCGGCGCGCGGGGTGGCGCGTGTTCCGCAACAGGTATCCGGCCAGCACGACGAAGGCGCCGGCCGAGATCATGAGGACCGAGCGCGCCAGATGCGCAGCATCGCCTTCGGTCACGCCGTCGAACGATCGAACGGCGATCGAGCCGAAGCCAAGAGCCATGCTGATCAAGCCAACCTTGACGATGATCCCGTCTTGCACGCGAGGGTGCAGAACGGCAGCAATGAGCGCCAACGCGAACAGTCCACAGGCGGCGGCGTTGAAAAGGTCCAGCATATCCATGCCCTACCTCCGCGCCAGCCAACCACTGATGATGTCGGCCAGCTTCAGGTCGCGGATGCCTTGGAAGACGGCAGCAATCAGCGACATGCCGAGCAGGCCGACGACGAAGGCAGCGGCGTTGCCTAAGCCCTCCGACTTGAACTGAAGCCACTCGGCCAGAGCCGGCGCGCCGTAGCCTGCGACGAGCATGCCGCTGGCAACGTTCGTCGCGCGCTCCCACCAGGAAGCCCCAGGGGCGAACTTCAGAGCCACGAGCGAGCCTAAGCCACCTATGGCGAATGGGCTGCCTGCGATGTGGTCGGGGTCGAAGTTCAAAGGGTCGGCCTCACTTGCTCGCGTTGCGCCAGATGCAGACATCCCAGGTCATCGTGGTCGCTGCAATGCCAGTGACCGTGACGGCCAAGGTGTTCGTTGTCAAACCGAGCGCCGGCACGCCAGCCATTGCGTCAGGATTCCAAGCTAGTCCCCCAGCCGCGATGCTCAGCGTCGAGCCTCCACCGTTGCGGCGATAGCCGGCTGTGAAGGTGTAGCTCTGCGCCTTGCTGCCGTCCGCGTTGCTGCCAGTGACCATCACGTACAGCGAGCCCGCCACACCAGCCGCTGGGATGATGTGCGACCAGACGGCGGTCGGCGTGGCGTCGGTCGTCGTGACCTTGTACTGCTGCAGTTCCCACTGCCCCGGGCCTTGGAAGAGGCTGGGGCCGACCATCGTGGCAGCGTTGATGGCCGATGCCGACAACTTGACCGGAGCGATGGAGTAGAACCCCTGGCTCCAGTCGTTGCCCTGTTCAAGGAATGCCGCATCGGTGTCGCCGGCTCCGGTGTCGCTGATGTCGGCGAAGACCGCGTATTGCGACGTTCCAGAATCAAGCAGACCCGTGCATCCTGTGACCTTCAGGCTGCGGCAGGCGGCGGTGATGGCCGACCCGATGCCAGCGTTTGCGCCGCTGTTGTTCTCCTCGAACGTGACGCCGACGAAGGACAGGTTCTGCACCTCGAAGTAGTCACCGGCCGACTGACCATAGGCCTGCACTCCGCAGAAGCCAGATCCCTTGATGTTGCCGCCCGTGAACGTGATGTCGCGCACCTTCCTCCCTGCGGCGAAGAAAGCCGCGGCCGGGTCGCTGATCTTGATCCAAGCAGTGCGGCTGACCTTGCCGGCGCCGCGCAGGTAGCAGTTGACGAAGCGGATGTTCTGGTAGGCGGAATTTACCGTCCCGCCGCCTGCCTGAACGATGTTTGGCACAACCGTTCCGCCCAACAGCACGCACATGGTGTTCGTGTCGGACGAGAGGTCGGATGGCTCATCGAAGTAGCAGTTCTCGAAGAGGATGTCGATCGTCGTGTAGCTGCTAGCCGTCCCATCCGGCTCAACAGCAAGGCCGCGCTGGCAGCCGGTGGCGTGGAACTGGTTGACGTAAAGGCCGTCCACGGATTTCACAAGGAAGGCGCTCTGCGTGTAGGCCGTCTCGACGCCAGCGACCAGCGTGCGGCCGATGCCTTCACAGTCCGTGACGTGCCACCCGCCGCCAGGGCTGTACAGCTCATCCGTCAGCAGGCTCATGTCGAGCCCATTCAGGCGCATGAAAGCGGTGGCGTTCGCCGTGCGCTGCTGATTGAGGAACCAGCAGCGATCCATGTTATGCGTTGATGCCTGATATCCGTCGACCGCGACATCCCAGTTGGCGAACGTCACGCCCTCCATCTCCGTGGAGACGGTGCGATAGAGTTTCACCGCCACCGCGGTGTTGTTCAGCGTCTCGTTGCCGATCGTGAGATGGCGCAGCGAAAAGAAGTAAGTCCGCGTCGTGTTGGTCTGGTCGCCGATGTTGAACAGATTTCCCGTCGCATCGGTGGTGAACAGGTACGAACCGCGGCCAGCGAACGACCCGAACAGACCGATTCCGCGAGCCGAGGCGGTGAGCTCGGCTCCGTTGCACAAGAACCGGCCGGGCGGCAGGCGGACGGCTACGCCGGTGTCGTTCGCTATGCCGGCAACCGTGATGCGTGAGGCGGCTAGGGCCAGACATGCCTGAATTCCATCCCGGCTATTCGTCGCACCGGTCGGGTCAACGCCGGCATCGTCCGTCGCGTCGATCTCGAGCCAGCGCATCTTCCACCCTGCGGTTCCTCGGGCGTAGGCCTGGGAGATCGACCACCCGAGCATGCCGGCGCCCTTGAGGGGATCGGATGTGGAAACGAGATCACCAGCCAGCGCAGCAGCGGTTCCCGCGGCAGGCAGCAGATAGGTTGGCGAGCCTCCCGAGCCGATGCCTAGGTAGTAGCCTTCGCGCTCGGTCGGATCGCCCGGCAACTCGGTGTTGATGTCGCTGTTTGACAGCGGGAACCGGATGGACCGCTGGAGCCCGGCGGACGCCTGCTTGATCAGCATCGTCACGCGATCAAACGCGTTCTCCACAACCTTCGGGTAGAACCCGCTCGGGTTCGGGATCTGCGTGGGCTGCGTGAATTCCAGGTTGCTGGCGATCGTCAGCGTCTTGCCAACCGCCAACGGCGACCCGCTCAGCGGATAGGTGATGGACCCGCCAGGATTGGCATTCTGGTCGGCATTGAGTAAGACGCTGTAGTCGCTGTCTCGGACCAGCGTGGACTGCACGCCGCCGGACTTCTTCACGACCCCGCCATCAAGGTCCGCAGCAGTGAAGACCTTGAAGTTGAACGGGAAGACCGTCTGCGAGCCGTCGCCCTCGAACGGGCCGGCGACCGGGTCGTCGGTGTTGGAAATCGTCATGGGCGCGGCTTGGCAGGTTGCCGCGCACTGTGCGAGCGCGCGGGCCTGTCAAGTTCACGCCGCGGACGTCAGTGCGGCTCCTGATACCCCATGACGAGAGCCGCCGGGTTTTCGGTCTTGCCCTCGTTCAACGCTTCTGCTCCGGTGATCGTGCGGTTGATCTGCGCGCCAGGCAGTCCGAACATGTCCGCCGTCAGGTTTACGGTAGCCTTTCGGAACGAGTCGTCGAACTCTCCTTGGTGCGCCTGCTGAGCGAACTTGCCCAGGTCGATCAGTGGCCGCAGGCCCGCCGGACCCTGGTAGTCCGCCCCGGGCTGTCCGGTGAGTGCGCGCAAGGTTGGGGCGAGCTCGCGCAGGCCGACGATGAGGCCGAGCAAGTACTCCGCCTGTGTCAAGATCAACTTCTTGACGAGCTCGTCATCATCCCCCGCGTCTCCAGGCGTCAGAGCATCGGCCAACGCCTTGCCGAGCAGCGCAGGCACCGTGTACAGCATCAGCATGTCAGCCGCCTTCCTGGCGGCAGATCGCGGCGACATGCCCTGCGCCACCCCGAGATTCAGGGCGGTGTTCATGAAGGCATAGAAGACGGTGAACAGCTTCTGCGTCGGGCCGCCGCGCTCGATCGCCGCCAGATCCTTGAACTGCCCGCCGCCCTGAGAGTCGATCACGGCTTGGTCGGCCAGTGCGACTGAGCGCTCCTGATCGTTGCCTGCGGTGATCGCCTTCTCGTAGGCGCCCAGCCAGGTCGGCACATCCACCATCTGCTGCACTCGCAGCATGAGGACGTAGGCATAGGGCGCCATCTTCTCGTGGATGGTGTTGCCACCTTGTACCTGCCCGCGGATCTCGTTGAGCTCGCGAAACCGCGTTCGCGCCCGGTTGCGCATGAACTCCGACTGCGCGTTGACCGATCGGGTCGCCGCCACCGGGTTTGCGATGTACTGCTTGATGCCCTGTGCCGCGGCCTTGCCTCCGATGCGCACGATGGTCTGCGTGAAGCCGAGAGGCTGCATCAGCGCGCTTTTCACGTTCAGTGCCAAGCCGGCCAGGCTGACATTGCGCCGGACGAAGGCGCTGAACTGGTCGATGGCGTGATTCGCCCGCGCGTCCCCGATGGCGATGTCGTCGCGCCAGGAGTGCAGCTGCCGGACAACCGCCGGCCCGTAGTGCTCGCGGATCGCGGCGTCGATCTTCTCCGAGCGAAGCAGCCGGTTCGCGTCGATCAGCCACTCGTGCCACGCCAGGTCGTGGATCACGTCGTTGACGCCCGAGTACAGGCCCTGCAGGGTATAGACCAGCGGACGGCCCTGCACCGACTCAACCCGGCTCTTGGTAAAGCTGCGGCGAGTCGTCGCCGCGTTGTGCGCCCCCTTGAGCAGCGCGGCCGCTTCCTCGGCGTCGGCGTTCTCCTGCGCCCGTGCGGTTGCCGCGGTGTCGTACTTGATCGGGTAGTAGCCGCCTTTGAGGGTTCCGAACTTGGTGACCACCGGGGTCGGCTCGACCCACTTGGGCTCGCGGCCGTAGACCCGGCGCTCCTTGGCGGAGATCTCCTGGCGGAACGACTCGAAGTAGTCCCACACCTGCTGCACGACTTGCCAGTCCGACTCGGTCAGGGTGTCCAGCACCGGCCGAACCTGCTCGAGCGTCCAGCCCTCGCCTCCGAGTAGGCGTTGCAGGTTGCCGGAGTTGCCGGTGTTCAGGGCGATGGCCAGCACCGACTCGCGGTTCAGGCTGCGGCCGATCGACGGGAAGTAGCTCCCCTTTCCTCCAACCTTGCCCTCGGAACGCCAGGATTTCAGGATCTCGTGCAGGCGCTGCGTGGCCTCCGCGCGCCGGGTGGTCTCCCAATCGCCGCGCTCGTTCGCCGGGCGAATCAGGTGCTCCCACACCGGACCGCCGTCCTGGCCGCCGTCGAAGATGCGAGCCCAGGTCGCGGCCTTGATGTGCGCAGCGCCGAAGTTCTTCAGCCCCTGCAGCCAGCGCCCCGTGTTGGTCGTTGGCGTACGCGTGTCGGCCGTACGCCCCCGGGCGTTGGCCTCGATGCTGTCTGCCATCTCGTCGCGGATGGACTCGTAGTCGCGCTGATCCTTGGCGGTGAGTAGCTTGGACTTCAAGCGCCCCAGGTGCTCGATCTGCTTGACGGTGTCGACCAGCCCGCGCACCTCCTCGACCGTCATGTCGCGGTAGGATGTCTTTCCCAGGCCGGCCAGGATCTCGGGTGGGATGTCCGGTTCGAAGCCGCGGCCGCGCTGGTCCTCAACCCACTGCTGCAGCGACTTGCGCTTGTCCGCGTCCTTTTTCGATTCCGACTTCAGGGCGTAGCGCTCGAGCAGCTGGTCGATCTGGTCGCGGTACTCCGAATCGACGCCCTCGGACTTCACAACCCGGGCGAAGTACTTCAGGGCCTTGGCGACTTCGCTCTGCGCAGCCAGGGCTTCCTTCGTGGCGTAGTGGTTGATCAGCTGGTTGCGCTTCTCCCGCGCCGCGCCGATGACGTCCCCCGCCCTGAAGGCCTTGGCCGCCTCGCGTGCGGCGCGCGCCTCGGCTGCCTGGTACTGTGCTGGCGACACGTCGCGCACCTTCAGCCGGGCGATCAGGTCGGCAGCGAATTGCCGGGCCGCCTCGGGGACGATGGCCGCCGTGCGCGGCCGGCCCTTCTTGTCGGTGCCGGCGTCGCGCCGGGCGTCGTTGGCCTTCTCCAGCGCTTTCAGTTCGGTCGCGATGAACTTGGCTCGGGCGGCGTTGTGTACGGCTTCGTTCGCTGCCGTTTCCAGCGCTTCGGGGCTGGTGATATCGCCATGGCGCTCGAGCATGCGCTGATCGGTAAGGTCCGCGACGACTTCCTCGGGCGGCCTGGCCGCGGCCAGGCCCTGCATCATGGCGTCGCCGGAGTCGTAGCCGAACAGTTCGGCGGTGATGTCAGGGTCTTCGCCGTCCGACTTGAGCATGCCGCGCTCGGCCAGGATGCGCGCGACCGAGCCGTCTTCAGTTCCGTAGCGCGCCCGCACGTCATAGGTGTTCAGCTTCCCGTAGCGGTCGGCCTCGACAGGCCCCACCGGGTGCTTGCCGGTCAGGTACGCCCAAGCCTGGTACACCGGCCGCGCCATCACTTCGGCGCGCACCTCGGCCTCGACTTCCTTTCGCTTGGCCTCGGCCGCCTTCTGCAGCCGCTTCAGTTCCCGGTTCTTGGCGCGCGATAGCCACTGCATGTCCTTGGCGCCGCGCTCGGTCAGCAAGTCCATCGCCTCAGCCGTCGCCGCCAGGGTCTGGTCGTGGTACGCCTGCCACTCCACGCCGAACTTCGCCGCCTCCTCGGGCGTCCTGAACAGCATGCCCATGCTCGCCGCTGCCTCAGCGTCGCGGATCTGGTCTTCCGCGGCCAACAGCCGGTCCATCACGCCGCGAACCTCGTCCGTCAACTCGACGTTCAGCGCCTTCAGGTTACGGTAGACGTTGATCAGCCACGCCCGGAAGCGCTGGAAGACGCCACGCAGTTCGACGCTGGGCGCCTTGCCCTCGAACAAGTAGGCCTCGAAGCCGCGGGCGAACTGCTCGTGGTGCTGGCGCTTCTCGTCCAGCGTCATGCGGTTCCATGCGGCCAGCGCGCCATCCGGGCCTTCGGCCTTGACGCCGAACCAGTCCAGCAGAGCGCCCATGTCGGCCTTGATCTCGGCCGGGGCGGTCGGGTGCGAGGCGATGCCGGTCAGCATCTCGAGCTGGGCATGCCCGAACTCGTGCGCGAATGTGCTCAGGTCCGCCGTCTTCAGCAGCGTGATGGTGTTAGACGCGGGCGAGAAGAAGCCGCGCTCGCCTTGAGGCAGCGCCTCTCCCACCGGCGCCTGCGCCTGCACCCGCAGCGGGTAGCGCTGGTACAGATCCTCAGCCGTCGTCCCCAGCCGCTCGGCCTGGGTGCCGTAGAAGGCACCGACCAGGCTGGCGTACTGCGAATTGACCTGGTCGGTGAAACGCTTGGTGGCCTGAAGCTGCTCCAGCACCTTCGCTTCGACAGCCTGCCGGCTCGCGCGGGCCTGCTCTCCGTAGCCTGCCAGCGCCTCCTCGACCTGGCGGCGCAGCTCCTCGCCCTGAGTGCGCATGACCTCCTTCGCCTCGGCGCGGCTCAAGCCGTCCGCCTCGACTTTCAGGTGATCGACCAGGTTCTGCGCGTAGGACTGCGAAGCGATGGTGCTGGCGTACTCGGCGACCGGGATGCGGATGTCGCCCCCCGTCTCCAGCGCCGTGGAGAACTGTGCGGCCACGGCCGGCGATGCGGCGGCGACCTGGTCTGCAACACCGGACTGCGCCAGCGCTTCCGCGCTGATGTACACGTCCTTGACTTGGCCATCCTCGGAAGCCGCCTCGACGAACTTTGCGAACGTCTCCGGGTCGCGCTGGAGCACCTTGGACGCGGTCGCCAGCGCGTTCAGCTGCTCGATGCGCTGGGCGTCGTCTTCGGCCTTCGCCGCCTTGGCCTGCCGGCGCGCCACGGCGTCAGCCGCCGCATTGACCGTGCCGGACACAGCGATGTTGCCGCCGGTGCCGACGATGGTGGCGATGAGGGTCTGCGCGGCGGCGCTCGGGCGCTCCTTCAGGTAGTCAGCGAATGGCTTCTCGGGGTTCAGCACCGCCCATTCGTTCAAGTCCTGCAGCAGCGTGGCGACTTGCTCGCCGGGGATCTCGGACGCCAGCTGCCGCACTACGAGCTCGCGCAGCGGCGTGCCGGCTTTCACGTCGCCGACCAGCTTCAGCAGCGGGATTTCCTCGGTGGCAACCTCGATAGCTGCCTGAGAGGCGGCGAACATCAGCGCGCGATCGTGCGGGATGCCGGCCTGTCGGGCCTGCTGGTAGGCGTCGCCGCCGGTGAAGACGCCCATGCTGGTCAGCGTGGCTGCCGCGCCACCTGGCGTGAAAGCAAGCGGCAAGCTCAGACCCTGCTGGGACAGCGACTCGATGCCGGAGTAGTAGCCCTGCTCCAGGATGCTTGAGCCCTGCGGCCTCGCCGCAGCAGCATCGGAGCGGTTCTTCTCGGCGATGAGTCCGAAGCCCTCAGCCAGGCGTCGCGCCGGATTTCCGCCGAACGCGCCCGACTCCTCCCACGCCTTGATGATGGGGTTGAGCTCCTGAAGCGACGCCAGCCCTTCGAAGCCAGCCCGGAAGGCCCCAGCCACGCCACCGGCCGCCGAGTAGATGCCGGCCTTGGCCGCCCTTAATGTGCCTTCGATCAGGCTCAGGTTCTCGGTGTCGTCGTGTGCAACCTGGGCAAACGGCAGCGACTGCATCTGCCGGGCAAGGGCTGGAGCCGAAAGCAGGTTCTTCGATGCGTCCTCGACCGCGGCCTGCAGCTTCACATCCTGCAGGTTGCGCAGCAGCACGTCCTGAGGCGCCGGGTAGCGTCGGGCCAGCCGGGCGGCTTCTCCGGCCTGGTCGGGGTTGGTCTGCGCGGCAGTGCGAAGCACGGCCTGCTGGCGGATGTCCTCGGAGGCGAGGATGTCGTCGTAGGGGTTGGCAGGCTGCTGAACAGACGCAGGGACCGGCGGCGCGGGCGGATTCACCCCCATGGCGGATGCGCTGGCTTGGCTGAGCCGCTGCTCCTCTGCGGCCAGGAGATCGTCGTACGGGTTCACCGCTGGGCCTTCCCGAGCAGGTAGAGCTCGCTGATGGCTTCCTCTGTGATGGGCTTGCCGCGCTTGCGCAGCGCCTCGACGATCAGCGCGCGGTCAGCGTCCGGCACCTTGGCGCGCGCCGTGGCCCGCTCCTCTGGCGTGAGCTGGTAGGCCGGCTTCTCGTTCGTGCCGAAGAACCGACCCGGCACGACCATCTGCATCACCTGCTGGTCGATGACCTTCTGGCGCTCCTCGTAGCTGAGTTCCTTGCCCCGCGTCTGCTGCTCGGTGTTGATCGCGTCGTTGATCGCCTTGCGCAGGGCCGCACTTTCCGGGCTGTTCGGCTTCAGCTTCATGCTGTCGGAGACGACGTCGATCTGCTGGCCCAGCGTGGTGGCATCCTTGACCGGCTTCTCGTCACCCGCGCGAAGCTTGCGCTGGATGTTGGCGAACTCCATCAGGTCGGAGCGGCTGACCTTGTCGGCGTAGCGGTTCAGGTCGACCAGCGCGAACCCATGCGGATCACTCGTCACCATGCGGTTCAGGCCATCCCAGGTCTGGAAGTCGGTGCGGATGTCGCGCCCGCGGGCCTCGGCTTCCGCCCGCTTCGCCTCGGCGCGGCGGCGCTCCTCGATGGCCGCGCGGTGGGTGTCGTCCATCAGCGACCACGCTTCGGCTGGCACGTGGCGGCCCTGCTCCACCGCCAACAGCGCGCGCCCGTAGGCCTGGCTCACGATCTCGGCCTCTCCCTGCTTCTTCGTCGCCCAGCGGCTGTGAACCTCGTCCTTGATCGACTTCTCGTCCTCGCCGGAGTACGTCTTCTCGATGTAGGTCATGGCGTCGGGAAGAGACAGCCCGCGGGCCATGATGTCGTCGGCGGCCGATTGGGTCTTCTGCAGGCGCCCGCTGCGCTCGACGACCTTCTCGAGTTCCAACGCCGTGGCTCCGGTCATTTCCTTCTTGTTGCCGTAGTAGTACGCCTTGGCCGCGTCCGGGTCGGTGTCGGCCAGCTGCAGGACAACCCCACGGTGCATCAGCGACAGCATGTCCTGCAGCTTGGCTGCCTTCGCGTCCTCCGGCATGCCGGTGAGAGAGCCGCTGATGTTGACGGCTTCGGTGATCTCCCGGCGGGAGTTCGCCAGACGCTCAGGTGTCGGATCCTGGACCGCCATGCTGATGGCCGACCCCACCCTGGCCTGGGCGGATTCAGCAATGGCGACGCTCCCCTGCTGGCGCTCGTGGCGCATCAGTGCGTCGGCGCTGGACTGGCGCAGCGCCGTGACGTTGCGCAGGTATGCCGACTGCTGGCGTGCAGTCAGGCCTTCGCCGAACTTCTGCGTGTTTTCCTGCCACCACTGCTGCGCGCGTTGAGTCGCCCCGGCGGCGTTGACGCCCTGCTTGCCGAACTCATCCTGCTCGAACTGCAGGTAGCTATCCTTGAGAGCCGTTTCCGCGCGCCATGCGGCGTCGATGTCGTCCTGCTGGGTCTTCTGGCGCGCCCACTCGGTGAAGCCTTGCGCAACCTCGTTCAGCCGCCCAGCCTGCTGCAGCGCCCCTGCGCCGGCCGCGGGCGACGCGACGTAGCGCGCACCCGGCAGCGGCGCCGCTTCAGCGCTCGGGCCGTCGACGGTTGGAACGCGCGGCATCACGGCCCCCCGTAGTAGTCGCGCGCGTAGTCTCCGTACCCGGAGGTTGGAGAGCCACCCTGCCCGTACCAGCGCGACGCCACCATGCCCTGGTCGGTCAGCAAAGAGGTCTGGCCGCCGGTCCCACCACCGCCGCCCCCACCACTGAAGCCGCCGGCACCAGCAAAGCCCTTGAGGAAGCCCCACATGCCGGCCTGCCAGGGGTTGTTCGCCTTGCGCTGGTCGCGCAGGAACTGCGTCTGATTCATGTAGTTATCGGCCTGCACCTGGTAACCCCAGGATTCGCGCCGACTGTTGGAGCGGAGCACGTTCTCGTCATAGGCCCCGAAGTAGTCGGTGTCCGTGAGAATGGCATTCGGCGATCCATAGCTGATATCCAGCCCGCGCGCCGCGAAGGATGCGGTCTGAGATCCTTCCAACTGCTGGTACTTGCGCAGGTTCTGGCCGACCGCGAGATCTCCGCGGGTCTTGGCGTCCTCGGCCTGCCACTTGGCGACCTGGGCGTTGTTCGCCGCGACGCGGCCCTGGTACTCGCTGACAGCGTTCTCGGCGTTCGCCTGCTTGTGAGCAGCGGCGGCCCCGATGGCGGCAGCAATGAAAGCGGCCCATACGCACATCGCGTTCTCCTATGCGCTGAAGTGCGCCTGCACCAGCGCGATGCGGGCGGCGTGAGACAGGCGCGCCGAGTTCGGATCGCCCGTGTTGCTTAGGTAGATCAGGCCGTCCGCCGTGCCGGCCATGCTGACCCGCTCCCAGTAGTTGTACGGAATCGGCCCTCCTGTGACTTGGTCACACAGTGTCATCGTCGCGTCCAGGTTCGAGTTGTCCGGGTCGCCGTCGTTGTGGGTGGCCAACTGGTTGATCCATGCCGGCACGCCCTGCGTATTCCGCGTCGAGGCCACTAGTGCGATGCGCGAAGCCCGCTGCACGGGATCCATGGAAAGGTTGTCGAGCGAGTTGCACGTCATGAAGACGTGGCCGTAGAACGGGCTCGCCGAGTCCAGCCACGCCGGGTTGATGGCGTTGGCGATGTTGCCTGCGGCATAGTCCCGAGGGCCGATCGCGAAGAGCATGGTTGGCTTCTTCGCCAGGATGCGCGTCATGAACGCCTCCTGGTAGGCCCAGAGGATCTCTTTGCTAGCGACCACAGCCGAGTTCGGCTCGACCAGCGGCTCCATCCAATCGATCAGGTCGCCGTGATGCTCCGCAAGGTACTCGGCAGTCTGGAAGAACAGTTCCTTCTGCCGATCCCCCTCGGTGAGCCCGCCGAAGAAGTCGTTGCCGCCCGAGGCCTCGGCACCCTGGCCCCTGTCGGAGTCCATGGCGACGCCATTGCGCATGCCCACGGCTCGGGAGGCAGTCAATCGCCGCACGAGTTCAGCCAAGACGGCCGGCTTCAGGTTGCCCGGCTGCCCTTCCTCCTGCATGTCCTGCTGATACCCGGTGCCGTAGGTGCCGTACAGGCGGACCACGGTCCGGAGAAGCGTCGCCCCCATCGCGGCATCCGCGGCCTCATCGCCCTCGCGGCTCAGCTCGAAGTGCCCATCCGACAGCCCGTAGGGAAGCCATGGGTTGCCGTTGAGAAGGAACCCGGTGCCGTTGATCGTCAGCCGCGACTCGGCCCGCGCTCGCCTCATGACGAAGGCGACCGCCCGCATGACGGCACGCTGGACCGGGTTCAGGATCATTGGTCCGCCCGAACGACGGGTGAGCCGTCGAGGCTCAGAAAGCGGTACTCAGCACCCGCGACCGGGTTCTGCACGACATAGCCCTGGTTCGACAGCGGCGCGACGTTCGCCCAGGCCGCGGCGGTCACATTGCGGCGCTGCAGGTTCACCGAGCCGGCCGTCACCTGCACGATGAAGTCGCCCGCCGCTGGCACGAACGCCGTGTTGAGCTGGTCCGAGTTGGTGATCAGGGCCATGTCACGCGTCCATGTAGAAGGGGTGAAACGGCAAGCCGGCGGCCCCCAGCGGCATGGCCGGCAGGATCGTGAAGCCGATGCGCTTTAGCCAGCGAATCGAGCGCGAGTTGCGCGCGTCGACGGCGTTGGCCAGGAGCGGAGCAGCGGTCAGCATCCGGGCAATGTAGGGACGGGCCTGCCGCACAAGTTCACGCGGGTAACGGTCCGTCCGGGTGGTGCCGACCATCCAAGGAGCCGCTTCGGCGTTGAGCACGCTGCCCGTCGCTAGCCCGAAGATGAAGACTGCGCCCTGCTCGTCCTCCGCGGCCCAGGCCATGATCGAAGCCTTCAGGCTGTCGCGGACGGCATCGTCGGCCTTGCCAGGTCCCAGCAGCGCGTCAGCCTCTTCCCGGTCAGCCGGCCTTAAGTCGGCCAGAACCTGCTCGACGTCCGCCTGTGTGGCAGGCCTGAAGTGAAGGCTACCCACCGGCGATGATGTCCAGCACCATGGCCAGGATGGTCACAGGCAGCGGCTCGTCCTGCAGCACCACCAGGGTGCCATCGTCCTGCCACAAGCCTTTGACGTTGGCGTGCTTCCAGCCGTCGACCAGGTCTGGGGGCGACCCGTAGGGCTCGTTCGTGCGCTGCTTGACCAGCGTCAGCTTGTCGTCGTCCGGGCCGGCCATGACGTTGCTGGACTGGGACAGCCGCAGGTGGATGCTGCTGACGTTCTTCAGCACGCCCTGCCCGTAGCCGTCCACCGGCCACGAAACCGGCAGAGATTCGAAACGGCAGGAGTAGCCTAGTCCGACGTGGACGACGCTCGCCTCGGCGGGCAGTGCCGGCTGCAGGTTGCCATCTGCGTCCACCGAACAGTCGGCCACCACAGCGCCATCCGCCACCACCTTCACGCTCATCCCTGCCAAGTGCCACAGGCTGGTGATCGTGGTGGTCGGCGCGCCGTCATAGGTCGCCCCGCAGTCCACGCAGAAGGCGTCGACCTGGTCGGTGAAGACCCGGGTATGCAGCGTCTCGACGTTGCGCACGGTGCGGCCGTTGATGGTGCGCTTGACGATGACGTAAGGCGACTCCTCAGCACCCTCGGGAGCGGTGGACACCGACTCGAACAGGCCATCCGTCTCGAACCAGCTCCAGGCCCGCACGTTCTGCCCGGGAACGAAGGTCATGCGCGGCATCACGCCGTCGTCGCGCACCACGAAGAGCGACGGACAAGCCGCCGTCCGGCTGAACGCCATGTCGTTCATGGTGTGCCCGTCGAACAGGTGCGGCGCCAGGATGCTCACGTCGTTGCTCGCGTACACCCTGCCGCTGACGCCGTCCGCGGCGTAGGCGAACTCTCGGATGTGCCCACCCATCGCCGCTTCGTACAGGATGGCGTTCTCGGCCACCACCGGCTGCACGTTGGACGCGCCGACATAGCTCTGCTTCTTCGGGGTCGTGCTGGCTGGCGTGAAAGCGTCGGAGTTCTGCGCGAAGATGCGGATCTCGCCGTCCGTCGTGAGCGCGATCAGGTCGACCAGTTCCACTAGGTGGCGGATGCGGTTCTGCTGCCGAGCCTTGACGCGGAAGATAATGGCGTCAGCGTCATTCAGCGGGATGTGCTGGGTGAAGTTGCCTTCGGTCGCCGAGCGGGTCATCCACACCGACTGCGGGTTGTTGTTCGTCGCCGCGAAGCACCGGCGCTGCTCGCAGTAGGTGACCGTCGACGGCCGGTTGTCGGCGCCGCTGAATGGGTTGTTCGCCTCGGGTGGAGAAACAGTCAGGTCGGGCGTGATGTTGTCGTCCCTCAGCGCCGTCCCGTCGCTCTGCCCGATGTAACCGAACAGCCCGCCGTTGCCCTGCTTGTAGACGTAGTACCGCACCGCACCAGCCACCGCGGCCGGCGTGATGTCCACGTAGTTGCCGGCCACCGTCAGGTCGATCGCCGCTGAGGTCGTCGTGGCCGAGCCCAGCGACTCCTCGAAGTTGGACCCGGATATCGCCGTCGTCTTGTAGGAGTGCGTCACCGCCGTGCCTCCACCCGGGCCGCCGATGGCCACGCCAGGCGCAGCAGGGGTCGCAATCGCCGGAGCGAATGTCGCCGTGGTCAGTTGCCAGTTTGTGGCGCCCAGGCGGCGCAGCTCACGCACCCCGTAGCTCGGGTGGGTGATGGTCAGCACGTCAGAGGACTGCACATAGTGCAGGTCGAACAGGTCTACCTCGAGGAAAGGCGTGGCGATCTCGTAGACGCGCGCCGCAGTGCCTCCCGCCGTCCACACCCCGAAGCCAGAAGTGTCAATGTTGGCCCCGCCGTGGATGTCGGTGAGCTCGAAGGTGTTGGCCCCGGCGTTGACGTTGGCCACCTTGACGAACCGGCCGTTGAGCTCGGTCATGCCCGAGATGCCGGACAGGTACATCCAGTCGCCGTTCGCCGGGTCGGTGCCGGCGTACGTCAGCACGCCCGGGCTCGCCTGTGTGATGCCGGTGATGGTCAGGCCCGTCTCGAGCAGCGTCTGCCCCTGGGTGTGGAAGCGGATGTACTGGTCACCGAACTCCAGGTGCATTGTCTGGTCGACCGACCACACGAATGGAATGAGGCGCGATGCCTTGGTCGAGTCCTTCGTCTCCAGCACGTACTTGAAGCCAGCACGGGAGCGCGCCGGGCCGTGCGGCAGGATCTCGAAGTTCTTCGCCTGCTTCAGTCCCGTCTGGAACTTGTCCAGGTCCAGGCGGCCGAACAGTTCCGGCGTGATCTCGCCGCCGGCAAACGACCGCCAGAAGGGGCGGGTGCTGCCTGGTCCGGCCATCAGTGTGCGCTCCTGGCCTTCGAGGTATGCGTCGCGCGCTTGCGCTCGCTGTTGGCGTCGCTGACCTTGGCGCGCGACGCCTCGGCGTCCCCGGCCGTGCGCAGGTTGCGTTGCAGCGTGCCGGTCGGATCCTTGACGATCGGTCCAGCCAGGAAGGACGCCACCCGATAGGACAGCGACAGCGTGAACAGCGGAGAGAAGCGCGTGGTGTCCGTCAGCAACTGCGTGTAGACCAACGTTGGGCTCACCTCGTTGCTGTAGATCACATTGCCGACGATCTCGAAGTCGGCGGCGTCGTTCTGCGCGTCCGTCCAGCCGGTAGGCAGCAGCCGCCTCGTCTTCAGGCAGTCGCTCGGCATCGCGTGCTTGTAGGCCCAGTCGGCGCGGTCGTTCGTCAGTTGCGCCAGGGATTCATACTTGCGCGCAAAGGTCCAATCGTGCTCCTCGAGGAGTTCGTTCCTGGCCATCGGGTAGAAGCGCTCTGCCAGGTCGCCCTCGGCGCTGCCGTCCGAAGGGTTGACCGAGGCGACGTTGGCGTACTGGCCGAAGTGGCTTAGCCCCAGGTTGACGATGTCGGTTTCGCTGGCCATGGATCAGCTCCTGCCGAACATGTCGAGCATCGCCTCGGTTTCGCGGCGGAACTCCTCGTTCTTGCCGGCGTTGAACGTGCAGTAGCGGTCGGTCCAGGTGTACTCATCGTTCGGGTAACGCCCGCTGGACACACCCTTGCCGTAGGTCACCGGGCCGGCGGTGATGAGTCCGGCCACCTCGGGCGGCTTGATGAGGTTGAAGTACGGCCTGGACTTGCGAAACTCCATCGTGGGGTTCGTCAGCAGCGGCGCGAAGGACATGCCGTCCTCGCCGTACTTCGCCACCGCTCCGCAGGCATGGCGGATCGTCGCCGCGATGTCGGCGTCGCACACCAGCGCATTGCACTCGCTGTTCGGGCTGAGGGCGGACACCGGTTTGCGCACCCGCAGGTTCAGCGCATTGCTGGCCCAGTGGTTCGTGCCCTTCCCGCCAGCCTGTCGCATCTGGCCTGAGTAGTCGGTCTGGTCTCCGCTCAGCAGGATGATGGTGTTGGCCAACTCGCCGCGGGACTCGACAAGGTCGATCAGTGCCTTGAGCGAGTCGTCGCTGGCCCGCAGGGTTCGCAGCCGGTTCAGTTGGTCGGTGCGGGCACTGTCCTGTGCGGCCTGGTTCCAGTTCGTCTCAGCGTCGTCGATGATGAACTGCGGCTGGATGCTCGAGCCGCCGCGCGGGTCAACGCCGAACCCCGGGTCGTCGGTCCAGCTGATGCTCGTGTTCTGGTAGCGCGTGGCCGGCGTGATGGGAATGTGGCTGGCCTTGTCGCCGATGTAGATCGACCACGGCCGGCCCACCGGGACACCCGACAGGAAACTCGTGACGTGGGTCAGCCACAGATCGGGGTAGTAGAACGCGTCCCCGACATCGGCGTCCTTGTCGCCCGTGACCGTGCCGGCCTCGTTGATGTACTGGTTCCCGTTGCCATGGCCGGGCGCTCCGAGCCCGTACTGCGGGCTGCCGTAGATGATCGTGCACTTGTGGATGCCGATCTCCGGGAACGCATAGGGAATGGTGAAGTGGCCCTTGTTGCCGTTTGGCTCGCCGTAGCCGTTGAGCAGCTTGCCGCCGACGAAATTGGTGTAGCCGCGTCGCGCGAGGTCGCAGAAGTAGGTCGTCAGCCAGTTCACGTCCTCGCCGGTGTCGTTCGACCACATGCGGTGCGTCTGCGGCATGCGCCCGGTGAAGCCGGCCATCCGCCCCGGGCCGCACAGCGACGTGACCGCCCCGGCGTTGTTGAACTTGACCCAGCCGCCGCGGTACTGGCCCTGCCCGACGTTGATCAGGCCGAGGTCGGAATTCCACGGAAGGTCATCGCCGCGCCAGTTGATGATGTTGACCTGGCTGCCGAAGGGTAGCGTGATGGACATCTCAGCCCCCGATCCAGCGCACGCGGAACTCGTCCACGCGGTTCTGGATGCTCGTGGCGTGAGTCGCGGTTGCCGTGCCCGCCATCGCGATGTCGGCGGTGGAGTCCTTCGTCGTCTCCTTCGGGTCGTTGGCCGCCTGCTCGTAGGCGCCGGTTCCGCTCGCGTTGGCGAACACCGTCTGCACGTTGGCCGCGTTGCGGTTCATGATTCGCCGGGCGTTCCAGATGCGGCGGTTGGTCGTCCGGTCTGTGCCGAAGAGTTCGAAGCCGCCGAAGGTGTACGACACGGTGTTCGCCACCGATGCAGTGCTGGCCAGCGTATGGGTGGCGATCTCGATATCCAGGCCGGCGTTGATGTTCAACAGCCCAGCCGGGACTGTGATGCTGGGCAGCGTGCAGACGCTGGACGCGCCAGCCGCACCGGTGATGGGCGCCGCCAGCCCGTAAATGGTCTGAGAGCCCCCCAGCGGCTGCCAGTAGGTGCCGTCCCACACCGCGAACACGTTGACCTTGTTGCCCAGGTCCGTGATGCGCTTGATCTGCCCAACGAAGGCGCCGGCGCCGCGCTGAGCCCAGGTCGTTGAGGTGTAGGCAGATGTGTCGCCTGACAGACCCGCCGCGACCTGCGTCCAGGCAATGCCATTGAAGTTCCCGTAGAGCGTCCCGCCGTCCGTGTCATCGGCGAAGTACAACGACCCGATGTTGTACGCAGAAGCGGCTGGGCGGGCGGTGAGGGCGCCCTTCTTCCACAGCTCGACTTCACTGCCGTCCTGCGCGATGTAGCCGAGGAGAGAGCCGACCGAGTTGGCCAGCCACTTGAATGCCTTGACGGAGGTTCCTGTGGCCATGGGCCGCTCCTATCGAAAAGGGGCGCACGCGGCGCCCCTGGTCCTTCCACAACGGCCGGGGTTCAGCCGACCTGGCCCGATGCCGCTCCGGCCTTCTGGCGTGCTGCGCGCTGCGCCGCGATCGGCTTGGTGTCTCCGAGCCTCGGCGTCTTGACCTTGGCGTCTTCGCTGCCGGGGATCGCCGCCCATCGCGGGATTTTCTTGCCGTGGAACTCGAACTCGGTGCCGGGGCGGATCCGCCGGCCTTCGTAGAAGGCGGTGAACTTCGCCACCAGCACGGTGCCGGGCTCGCAGGACTGCTTCGGCGTCTTCGGGCGGGTGTCGTTGATCGACATGGCTAAGGCCTCAGTTCGAAGCGTCGGGGTAGATGTCGAACTTCGCGACGTCGGACGTGATGAACATGTCCAGCTTGCCGGCCGTGAAGGCCGCGGTGCCGGTCACTTGCAGCACACCGAGGTAACGCTCGTAGTTGCCGCGCGGCAGCGGCGTGGCGGCGACCCGATAACCCGCCACCAGCGTGGCCACCGCGATGGCCGCCGAGGTGTAGTGGGCCGTCGCCGAGCCGTCCGTCGCGATCGCGGCCTGCGCGTCACTGGCCAGGATCACCTGCAGCGTGGCTGAGCCGCCGGAGGTCGCGGTGACCGCTACCTGCGCGACGAAGTACAGCGGCGGCAGACCGGCGCCGAGGTTGCGCGTGGTCGGGGTCGCCCCCAGGTCCACCACGTTGCCCAGCAGGTAGGTGCCCGCCGCGCCGGTGTTCAGCGCCTTGTTGTCGCCGAAGAAGGTGCCTTGGTCGAGGATCATGATGAACGCTCCTTGGTGCTCAGAGGCCGATCAGATGCCCGACTCGGCGTAGGTGATCTGGTCGCAGCGACGGACAGGGATGCCGTCGAAGGTCAGCACCTTGCGGCCGGCGATGTCGTCCATCGACAGCGTGGAATTCTTGACCTTGTTGACCAGCTGGCGGCGCAGCCACGAACGGGTGCCGCGGTTGCAGTAGAAGACCGGCGTGCCCATCGCGAGGCTGGGCGGCAGTTCGACCGCCTGCATCATCAGGTCGAACAGGTCCGGTCCGGTGGCTGCGTCCTTCACCAGGTCTTCGTAGTCGAAGTTGATGCGAACCACGTAGCGCCAGTCGCGCACGCACAGGCCAACGTCCCACCGGTAGTGGGTGCGGTACATCTCGGCGCGGCCACCGCTGCCGTCGACGTTCTCGACCGTCACCTGGCCCTTGTCCTCGATCTGGATGCCGGCCTTCGAACCCTTCGGGTAGATGCCGTGCACCGAGTTCGGACCCCACACGACCAGCCACATCGAGGTGTTGTCGGTCGAGTCCGGCGTCGCCGCCGAGGTCAGGATGTTCTCGCCGTTGGCGGCGGACTGGTCGTTGAAGCGCGGCGCGAAGCCGGTGAACTCCTCGGGAGCCAGCGACTCGTCGCCGTAGAACAGCGTGCCGGCGAACTCCTGGTTCATGCCCTCGATGAAAGCGCGCTCCTCGGACATGCGCCAGGCCGCCGAGTTGCCGTTGAGGTCGGCCAGCGCCTTGTCGACTTCGGCGTAGGCTTCCAGCATGCCGCAGGCTTCCGTCACCTTGGCGGTGGTGCCCTTGGTCGGCTGCACGCCGCCGTACAGGGTGCGCCAGGTCGGGGCCGGCAGGCCGGTGCGCACGATCGTCTGGTGGCCTGTCAGGAGGTTGCCCTCCATGAACGGCATGTCGAGGATGATCTCGTTGGTCTGCGCCAACATCTCGATGACGGTGCCGACACGGTCGTTGGGGTCCAGCCGCGACTTGAAGTCGATCAGGGTCGGCCAGGTGCTGGTCAAGGTGCTCATGGGTGGTCCCTCTCGGTTCCTCTGGTCACGGGTTCATCTGCGACTTGTCGAAGTACGACTGCGCGGTCTTGGGAGTGGCGTTCTTGCCGCCGGGCACGAAGCCGTCTTCGCTCAGCGCCTGGCCGTAGCGGTGCATGTCGCGCACGAGCGCCGGGTGGTTGCCCAGGCCGGTCTTCTTGAGGAAGTCGCGGGTCTCGGCGCTGAACAGCGCGTCGGCTCCGCGGCGAGCAATGGCGACGTTCTCGGCGACCTTCTCGCCACCGATCACCTTGTCTTCGCGGACCTGTTGCGCCCAGGTGGCGCGGTCCTTCAGGCCGACCGCCTCGAGCACCGCGGCCGTGGTCTTCTCGACCGTGGCGTCCACCAGCTTCGGAGCCAGGTTCAGGAGGTCTTGCGCTTGGTCTTGCGACAGGCCCCACTCCTTGAACTTCGGAGTGAACTGCTCGAGCAGGCCCTCGTCGAGCTCGTAGCCCTCGGGGGCCTTGAACTCGGCGTAGGTGTCGGGGGCTTTGTCCGCTGGCTTGGCGTCGGCGGGCTTGGCGTCGTCCGCAGGCTTCGCATCAGCCTTCTCATCCGCAGGCTTGCTGCCGGCGGCTTGCGCTTCGGTGGGCTTGCTGTCTTCAGCCGGCTTCGCGTCACCAGCAGGCGTAGCGCCGGCATCCGCGACGGCAGCGTCCGCGGCATCCGCGGGAAACAGTGCCGTGTCGGTGGTTGCGCCTTCGGTCGTCATGGCGGGGCAATGTGCCGGCGCCATGCCTCGTCAAGTTCACGCCCCTCGCCTGGGGAGCATGCGCAAAGGCCACGGACGTTCGTCCTTCTTGCGCGCTGCTTCGAGGTCGCGCGCCGCCATAGCTTCGGACTGCATAACGGCGTACTGATCCGGTGCGTGCTCCATCACGGAACGCAGCAGCATCAGCCCGAAGTTGCGGTTGCCTTCGTTGAAGGCGGTCTGCTCTGAACTGCCCGAGTAGCTGAGACGGTACACGCCGCCCCACTCAAGCCACGACCAGATCAGCCGCCGGCCCCACTCCTCTGCCATTAAGCGCTTGATGTCGCCGCCCTGCTGTACGGAGGTGACCAGCTTCTCCCGGTCAGCGTCCTCGCGGGACTTCTGCCGATTCAGGGGGTCGTACTCGCTCACGGGTTCATGGAGGAGTTCTCGAACATGGCGGAGGCCGCCTTGGGCGGGTCCATGTCCGTGATCTGAAGCCGCACGGAACGCTCGTTCTTCGTGCCGCCGTCCTCGGCGTCGGGCTTCATCTCCTCGTACTGCGAGACGCTGGTGACCGTGGCCACCGCGACGATGCGCACCTTGGCGCCCACCGCCGGCAGGCCGGTCATGCCGAGCTTCTGCAGCACGTCGTCGCACAGGCACAGCTCGAGCCCCCACGGATAGGCCGGCTGCTCCGGCTCGGGGTACATGGCCGCTTCGGAGTCCTGCTCCTTGGGGGCGCTCTTGAGGTTGATCATTGCGTCACTCCTGGGATCGCGTACCCGCTGAACTGCCCCATGACCTTGGCCAGGTTGTTGGCGTCAGTGTCGCCCGCCGTCTTTGCTGCCGTCGCCATGTCCTTCGCAGGTTGTGCCATCGCTGCCATCTGCGCCGCGGCCTGCTGCGCAGCGCGGCCCTTGCGCACCAGCGCGACCTGGTCGTCCGAGACGATCAGCGCCGGGTCGACGCCCAGCGCGTCGGCGTAGACATCCACCGCCTGGTCTTCGTCGAGCTTGTCCAGCACGCCCGGCTTGAGCATGGCCAGCGACCCGATCGTGCCGATGAGGCGGTCGATGGACTGCACGCCCACCGCGCGCTGGGCCTGCGCGAGCGCGGAGATGAACTCCACGTCGAGGTCTTGGCCGTTGAGTTCGGGGGGCGGCGCGAGCTCCTGACCCGGCGCAAACAGCCCGGCGCGCAGCATCTTGGCGAAAGCGATCTCGACCATGGGCTGCAGGAGTTCGGTGTACAGCGACTCCAGCACCGGCCCGAGCATCAGCAGCTTCTCTTCGTGCCGCTCGGCGATCTCGCGCGCAGTGATGTTCGAGCGCGTGTCGTTGGCCAGCATCTTGAACAGGTCCACGTAGAACGTGGTGTTGATGCGCTGGCGCACGTCCTGGATGTCACCCAGCAGGTGGCTCAGGTTCAGGTTCACCTCGTACAGGCTGCGGATTCCAGCATGAGGCGAGGACATGTTGGCGTAGGACAGGCCGCCTGGCAGGCGATCAACGTCCTGGCCCTTCATCTCGATGGGCACCTGCAGGGGCGGGTCGACCTGGTAGTCGATCGCCGTGGACTTCTGCAACTGCTCCTGCTGCAGCTGCTTGATGGAGCCCAACGCAATGGCGCCCGGCCAGCGGCTGGCGTAGGTGTCGTCGCCCTCCACCAGCCAGCGCGGACACACAGCGGGGAACTCTCGGAAGCCGCTCTCGCGCAGGAACTGCGTTTCCTTCTCGGCCGCCGCCTCGAAGTAGCAGGACTTGAACGGCATGTTCAGGTTGTCCTGCCGCCCGTAATCGCGCTGGCGCCTGGGCTCAATGAGGTGAACCACCTCGAGCGTGGAGTTGTACTGCCCGGTCTGGTAAAGGTTCTTGACCGTGGTGGAGCAGTTGTCCAGCCCGAAGTCGGAGACCACCTGCTGCACGGTCTTGGTCATCGTGCGCACCAGCGTGTCGACCTGGCCGAGGTGGTTCAGCCCCAGCGCGTAGGAGCCCCACGCCAGGGGGTAGTTGTGCAGCACGGTGTCGAAGTTGTCGACCACCACGTTGGCCGCGGCCGGAAAGGCGCTGATCTGACCGTAGATGGATCGGAACGCCCGGTAGGTGTTGGACTTGGCGAAGATCTGCAGCATGCGCTGCGTAACCTTGGACAGCCACACCTTGACCGGCTGGTACTCCATCAGGTCGCGGTCCGGCGTCGCGAGCTTCACCCACGGCCTGGCCGGGGAGGTCAAGCCGGCCATGAGCCCGGCTTCCAGCACTCCGTGCGCCTGCGTGCCCGTCTCGTCGATGATGGAGTTGTAGAGCGCCGAGTCGCCGCGGTTGCGGTCGGTGATGGAGAAGCGCGCCGCCCGTGGCAGCAAGAAGTCGGCGACGTCCTGGGCGTGGGCATCGTAGGAGGTGCGCTCGGTCCACAGCTCCTGCTTGCGGGCCAGCGCCTTCTGCAGCGGGGTGCGCGCGTCCAGCGGCGAGGCGGGAAGCGCCATGTCAGCCACCCAGCAGCGTCGTGCCGCCCAGGTTGAGCGTCGAGGTCGGCACGCCCTCGGTGCCGGTCAGCATGGTGGAGTCGGTTGTCGCCGGCCCGCCTTGGTCGGCGTTGCGCTTCTTCAGCGGCGCGGCGTCCGGCTGCTTGGCCTCCTGGGGAGGAGGCGTCAGCTTCGGGGCCTGGATCTTCGGCTTGGTGAAGATCCCCAGCGGGTCGAGCATTTGCGAGGTGCACATGGCCCGCGCAAGGTACGGTCCGGCATCGCGGTCAAGTTCACGCCGTCAGCGGCGCAGCCTGTTTCGTGCGAATGGGTCGTGCACCCGCGCCTTGCTGCCGATCTGCCGCCTGGCGCGCTCCTCGTGGGTCATCGCCATCACTGGGTGAGCAAAGGTCAGGGCGAGCGCGTCGGCCCGGTCGGGCGACCGACCCAGGCGCTTCTTCACATCCTCCTTAGGCTCGATGAGGATGGCGTCGCCCTTGAAGGTATAGGTCGGCGTAGTGAGCTCGGCAATCAGCTCGGGCTCGTTCGGTAGCGCTCCACCCTTCTTGATCCACTCCGCCATGAGCCACCACATCTCGGCGCGCTTGTTGGCGAAGCGCGGACTGTTCGCTTTCCCGGCGAAGTGAATGCCGATGGGCGCCCGGCCGATCGATTGCAACTGGTCGATCCACGATCCACCGAAGCCGCCCGTGTTATCCACGAAGCAGGCATCGGCCGCCCAGTCCTGCCAGATCAGCGACACCCGTCCAGCCCCGTCGATCCCATTGGCGTTGCGTAGGATGTCGCCACGCTCCAAGGGCAGAGCCACCACCCCCTGCCGGCGGCGGATCACGCTGGCGTCGTCGCCCTCTCGCGCCACGTCCACGCCGATGATGCGAGCCGCATCCTTGTACTCGGCTTCACGGTAATGCCGGTTCATCGCCGCCTGCACGTCCTCGATGCCCAGCAGTGAGCGAAAGCCGGCCGGCGGGAACAGGCCGAGGATGGTGGC